TGCGTCTGATTCAACTACAACCAACTCTCGATAGCTTATTTGAGTTAGTGATGAACCAGTAGTTGATCTTATGATATCGTAAACATAATTATTACTGACTGATCCACCAACTATAGAATTTACTGCCGGGACTGATGGGTTTTCAACTCGCCAACAAGTAGTTGCAATATCAGTGCCAGATTGTACTACAAAAGTAACAGATGCATTTGGACCTTTTATGAAATATGCTCCAGATACTCTATTATTTATTCTATCATTAGTATTATTTGGAAGTATCCGGACCTGTTGCTGTGCTTGGAAATCATTTCTGGTATGAAATCGAATCCAAGATCCATCGGCAAGTCCAGACAGAGAAGGTAGAGTTATTGTATAACCACTTCCATTTACAGGGATACCACAATTTATATAATTATTAAGAGCAGCATTAGTTAAAGTGGTGTCACTAGTATATGCAGAGGCAAGACTTGGATTAAATACAGGATATTTATCGAAAGACTCTGCTGTTTTCTGCGAAGTAACAGAATTATCTTTAAGTTGATCAGTATCAATTGCACCACTAGCAATTGCGTTAGTAGGTAGTTTATATACCATTCTTATTAGGATTATTTTTTTCCGTATTAGTATTTATACATTTATCAAATATGAAAGGACCATATTTAGATCCCCACTTTTGTTGATTAGTTTTAGGATCTAGTCCAATATCAATAACCTTGTACTGAGTTTTAGTTAACTCCACTCTACTTATAAGTATGTCTCCATTATGAATACATCCAGGTATGGTAACTCCTCTGTATGCATATACTTTTTTATCAAAAATTAAATTACATATATCATTTTCAACAATATAGTACCCATCGTGTTCTATTATGTTTATCAGTTTATCTCTATAAGGAGTTGACTCATGACTATATCTTTGAGTAACCCTAAACTGAGTTTCAGAGAGTCTAGTATGGGTCAATAAAACATGAGCAAACTCCGTTGGGTATGCAGATGCCTGTCTCCAGTTATCATATTCTCCTTCAAACCAATCAGCAAATTCCATATTTTATTTTAGTAAACTCCCCCTCCTGGGATCGAACCAGGGACCAATTGATTAACAGTCAATCGCTCTACCGCTGAGCTAAGGAGGAATGAGTAGGGACCGAAGTCCCAATTATTTAGAAGAACTTAGTAGTAGCAAGTCCTCCTAATGCTGGTTTCATCAGAGGATTAGAATCTGAAAGAAATGTATTCCAAGCAGTGCTTTCAGAACCTTCAAATGGAATGGCAGTTTTCTGTGTGCCTTTTATCTTCAATTTTTTAATTCGACAAAAGTCATTATACAGAAAAACAAAACGTGCAACCGCAGGTTCATTCCCTTTATAAACTCCATTACCCTGAACAATATCAGATTGCTGGAGGTTCCTTGCATCAGGATCCAGAATTTGATAAGCAGGACCATATTCTGTAAAGAACCACTTCATCATTTGAGAGAATGAATCAATATCATTCCTCTTGTCTACATCATCAATATACTCATGGAAAGTTTTCAAGAACAGAGAACCTGCAACAGTAGCATTTCCCTGAACTTCCTTAGCACAATCCCATTTCGTAAATGCAGTAAGATACTTGGTTGTGTATTCTTTCCCAGAAACACGAATTGACGTGCTGAGATAAGAATGCGAAGGACACACAAACTTAGCGTCTGCAAGAGTTCCAGCGATACCAATAGAAAATGGTTTGAGATACTTGTACAGATTTACTGCCCACTCTTCATCTGCATAATATGCAGACTTGAATTTATCATCACCACTTTGATTGGTGCGATTGTTGCAGTCAGTATTGTGATCCAAAGACTCAATACGGATCATCTCGTTATAAGAGATGTTTTTGGGATGAAGTTTCAAAGAAACAGTAACCCTAGAATTAGGATCACGACCACAAGCACCTCGCATGGATGCTCGATTGTTTCCTTTTGTCAGAACCGCTTTTAATGTAGAACGAAGGTATGCAGACAAAGTATCTGCAGCATCGTTTGAATATCCACCACGACTTTCGATATGCTTCTTTTGGTTGCCATAACGAAGTTCCAAGATACGATTATAGGTAGGATCACTCCAAAGATCACCAACCCTGGCGGAACAAATAATCGTGCCGCCGTCTGGAATTTCTCCACGATCATACTGAGCAATAACATTTTCCATAAGAGGAAGATCTTGAGGAGCACGATCGACTGCCCCAAAACCACTCAAATACTCTTTGGTTTTTTCATCCACACTTTTTTCATATTGATCAAAAACGTTAACCAGTTTTTTAAATTCAATAGTCATTTACCGTCCTCTGTTTTTGGTAATTAATTTAAAAATTCGACCGTTTTATATGTTGTGGTCGAATGGAGAATAGGGGAGTCGAACCCCTTACCTCCTGCGTGCAAAGCAGGCGCTCTACCAAATGAGCTAATTCCCCAGAAAAATTAGCACCAATCTGTTTTGTATTTTACAAATCGTGCTATTTGTTTGTCAACAAATTCAGAATATTTAATTTTAAATTCAGAAATCCATTCGTCTCTACTAATACGATCTCTAAAAATTACTTTACCTTCAGAAGTTCTTCTTGGTTGTAGTAACCCACGACCTTGATTTGAAATTTCGTATGAAACTTCTTCAATATAAACTTCTTTAGTTGATACTAAAGTAAGAAGACCATCTTTATTAGTGTACTCAATGAACAAAAATTTGAGATTGTTATTTGGATCTCTTAACCATTGGTTAACTTCAGCAGTACATAGACGACCTTTGTTTTGCTGAGACAGAAGGTTATCAGTTTTTACATTGATACCTTCTGTTTTAGTAATCCACACATCAGCATACTTTTCACGTTTAGACTTTTGTTCATAACCAAAATAGTTTTGAACTTCTGCTTGAATAAATTCAGCTGCTTCTGCGTTCGGAGTAATTTGATATGTTTCTTTGAGGTTATAAGGAAGCATTGATAAAAATATAATGTAGAGCGGGTGACGGGGATCGAACCCGTGATTCCAACTTGGAAGGATGGCGTGTTACCGCTACACCACACCCGCATGTAGGGGGAGGTCAATCCCCCTGAGCACATGCACGCCACCTGTTTGTTTTAGTTGTAAACAGGAACCAACCACACGGAAGGGGTCGTTTGGATCCACCACTTGCTTTTTGACTGGAAGCAAGAAACCAGGCGGGGAGAGTACCCCATCCGCACCACTTGTTCTTTTGGAAAAACAAGAAACCCGAGGGGTCGTTAAACCCATCCCGACCAGGGCGCTTTTAAAGTCGTCCCGAGACTCAGTAGTTTACTTATGCATACACACCTGATTCAATTAGATCTGCTTCAACCTGATCAAGAATTACATTGTAATCATCTTCAGGATCATCATACAACTGAATACCTTGATCTTCATAAAAACGAATGAGTTTTTGATAAAGTTTAGGGTAGTCTTCATCGAGAGAAATGTTTCCCTCAATTGCTGCAGTCAATTTTTTGAGATCGTTTTTGAACTTGGAATGAAATTTAGAACGGGACATTTGCCTGTAAGTTAACAAGTAAATTTTACTATGAAAGGAAAGGTTTTGTCAACCCCTCCAATCGGGGATACAGGATTTGAACCTGTGGCATCCGCCTCCCAAAGACGGCGCTCTACCAAACTGAGCTAATCCCCGGTAGATGTGAGCATCATACTACAAGATGCTCACTTTGTCAAGAGTTAACTGAAAAACTCTTCATTTCGCCTTCGATCCAAGTACTCAATGATCTCACCACGCCATTCTAGCAGTTCGTGATAGCACTCCTGTTCGTGTGCTGTCTGACGCAATTCATGGTCTGGTTTTAAAACGCTTTCGTAAAAGATAAAAAATGCATCTTTACGTTTTTCCTGTTTAGTGGTCATCTTTCTTCAAAATCGAGTTTACGGACACGTCGTTTTCTCCGTGCCTCCTGGTATTCTAGGTCCTGTTTGCTGAAAACTGATCCCTTCTTAAGAATTTCTCCAGAATTGATCAATACCACTTGCGTTAAATCAACTGCAGTTATCTTTTCCCCTACTAATACAGTTTGATTTGGGCATCCACAACATTGTGGTTTTGAAGAACTCATTAATTCTGTATTACAACATTTACATCTAACTAAGTACATGTTTTACATCCATTTAAATATTTCAATTGTTTACATTATTTATATGGGCGATACAGGATTTGAACCTGTGACCATCTCCGTGTAAAGGAGGCACTCTACCGCTGAGTTAATCGCCCTGGCAGGCACGGCTGGGGTCGAACCAGCACTCGATCGCTTAGAAGGCGATTGCATTATCCATTATGCTACGTGCCCATAAGAATAGTTTACACTATCCTATTAAATTTGTCAAGTCCATACTAATTTCTTGGAATAATCGTATGCATACTGCTCACGATAACCTTTGATTCCCCACCCCAACCAATAATAAGCAGGAACCATGTATTGAGAAATAGTCTGCCCTTGCCCTTGGAACTCGGGAAGGTATCTAATAAAGATAGGTTCATTGATCATGTAGCGAACTTGCCCTTCTAGAGATGAAGGATCACATCCATACTTATTGCAGAATGTTCCAAGTCCACGATAGCGACCAATAGAAGTCCACTGAATTAAACCATATCCACCAGCATAACATTTATCATAAGGAACTCTTGCCCCACCTTCACAAATATTAGGGACAAAACCAGATTCGGATTTGATATTGCCCATCAAAGTAGCAAGGGCATTCTTGTCATTGATGTTTCTTTTTTCTTGGAATACTTCCAGAACATATTGTTCGTTTGCATTACATTCCGGACACTTCCAAGATGGTTTATAAGGAATTACTGGAATTGCTATAGTTTCCTCAGCAATGGGTTCTTGCGGAGGTGATTCAATCTCATCAATAGAAGGGTACGCACATGCTCCACTAGCAGTTGCTAGGAGCATCATCGCTAGATTCTTTAACATAGTTGAAATAGTCTTTTCGATAGTAGCGTCCTAGGACATTGCTATTGTAGTAGGCAGGGGTGCCGTCTGTCAAGCTTTCGGTAAGAACGCTGTTTACAAATAGTTGTTTAGTTTCTTCGTAATTACATTTACCTAAAGTAGTATGCAAACTTAAGATTTCTCTTTTAAATTTTGGTTTGCCTATTACTTTAATGTCTTCTTTTAATTCTGGGCAGGATCCGTAATATAATTTCCAATCAGATTCTTGCTTAGACCTTCTAGTCTGTCCTTTCTTTTTACGAAAGGACCAGAAGTACTTCCTGCCAATGTACTTTCGCCCATTGACAGTATTGGTAATTAGATAAACGAATCCATAGTACCCATTTATGTCTTCTGAATTAAATATATGTTCATTGTACCACCATGGGTTGTCGTACATAAATCAGCAGTCACTGATTTATTTATGATCAAAGTTTAAATCCAGAAAAAGTATTTGTTTGGAGATCCTGTTTAATCCCACCAACAAGATATGATTCAACTTCAGTTTCTTGAGGAGCAACTTGCAGACCTTTGGATGAAATCCAATGCTCAGTCCAGGGAAGAGGGTTATTCTTTGCAGGAATATCGTACTCTGGTTTAAGACCAATTGCTTTCATCCTACGATTAGCAATCCATTCAACATACTTGTGGAGAAGAGATTCACTAAGACCAATCATAGATCCGTCTTTAAACAGATACTGTGCCCAGAGTTTTTCCTCATCCACACATTGCTTGAACATTGCCCTTACAAAGGGTTCCTCTTCCCTAGCAATCTCCTGAAGTTCTGGATCGTCCCCATCACGCCATTTGTTAAGGATGTTTTGTGTAAGTACAAGATGCTGGCTTTCGTCTCTGGCGATGAGAGAGATGATCTTAGCGGATCCTTCCATAATTTTGTTCTCGCCAAATGCAAACGAACAAGCGAACGAAACATAGAATCTGATGCCTTCCAGAATGTTGACATTTGCAATTGCTCGATAGAGTTTACGTTTTAGAGCATAGCGTTCATGATGCCCAAGGTCAACCCCATCGTTAGCAAACTGCCACAGATTGCTGTTGCCATATTCTTGGGCAGAATGAATGAAGTCATCATATGAGGATGTAACAGAAGATGCTCTGTTTAAAATGTTTTCATTATCTAAAATAGTATCAAATACTTCAGTTGGATTTGAATAAACATTTTTGATAATATATGTATATGAACGGGAGTGGATCATCTCCATAAACTCCCATACAGTCATAGCAGATTCAAGTTCAGGTAATGAACAGTAAGGGATAAAAGCCATCCCAGGACCACGCCCTTGTACAGAATCCAAGAGGATTTGGTACTTAAGGTTACTAGTGAAGATATGTTTTTGCTCTGGTTCCAGAGTTTGGTAATCAGCACGATCTTTTTGCAATGAAACTTCTTCTGGTCTCCAGAAATAACCCAACTGTTGTTGGGTCAACTTTTCAAAGATGGGGTACTTTGCCCCATCATATCTCTGAACTCCTAGTGGTTGACCAAAAAACATTGGTTGCTTTTTGGTATCTACTTTGTTGGTATTAAATACCGTCATACCTTCAATCTTCCTCTTTGGTTCAGATTTTACAAGATTCACAGTCGTCCTCCTCTTCTGCGATTGAAATAAGTTGCTCTAATTGACTACGCTTTTCTTCTATTTCTTCCTCTCCCTTCAAGTCATAAGTGTTTTGATAGTAGGATGTCTTCCAACCGTATTTGTATGTAGACAGTAAATCTTGTGCCCAAACAGTAATAGGAATCTCCAGATTAGGAAACTTTCTTTGGTCATAAGACCAGTTGCCACTAATTGCTTGGTCAAAAAACTTCTGCATTACTGCAACGATTTTGATGTATCCTTCATTTGATGGCATGTCCCAGAGAAGAGTGTAATTATTCTTAAGGGATTGATACTGTGGAACAACTTGTTTAAGGTTCCCCTTCTTACTTTTCTTAACGGACAAGTAGTCTCTAGGTGGCTCAATTCCATTTGTTGCGTTTGACACAACGGAACTGCTCTCCGATGGCATCTGTGCGGACAACGTGCT